AAGGGCTTCTTCCTCACCACTTGGGAACCCTACCTCTACGGCCAGATACTTCTCACCGTGGCCGATGTCTCTCCTCGGGGTGCAATATGCGAAAGCCCCCGCCTGCACGGACATGTTGAATCCGTCTTTGCAGACTACCCTCGGGCGAACGCCGGTTTCCTTGCTGATTGTGGGTAAATCCATTTCTGCCACCTCCATCTGAGATTAACGGCCATTCGGATTTGATGGTGGAAAACACAAGTTGACTCTCCTCTCGGCAAAATGTTAGAGTTCGGATTCCATGGTGGAAAACTCAGGATCAAGAGCCTGATTAATCCCCACCATCAGGTCGTAGCAAGAAACCAACATTGCATTCTCCCTTACGAAGCGGATAGCTGTTTTATACCGGGTGTTCTCGTCGATGACCCTTTGGCACGAGTTGCCCCGGTCAACGACTTGGATGCGGTTGCACTCGCAGTCGCACATGAGTCGGCCAACCTCGGAATGCAAACGGTCTATCTCTGCACGTAGCTCAGATTCAAGCGACGGAGCACCCTCTACACGGCGCTGGATAGCGTCCCATGTCGGTTCGTACTCAGGCCAGTCGGATTCGATGACAAGGGTGGTTAGAGGCAGTTTGCCCCTCATCACCCGGCGACGATCTACGCGGCCGCTCAGGCCGAAGAGGTGTTTTTCCTCAGAGCGGCTTAACGCGTCCTCAAAGTCCGAAATCTTAAAAACTATGTAGCGATTCTCTCTTTTGAATTCCATTTGTTCCTCCCATTGACTGATATGTGTTGACATAAATCTTATGCCGAAGTAAGCGGAGTCCTGGATGTCATTTATTCCCAAAGGGGTTGATATGTTATTGGATCTTGGTGGTTTCACCGTTACGAGCTTTGAGACAGTTGGCGACGATACATGCGTCACAGTTGAAACCGACTTTGAGCCAACTATCTGCATTAAATGCCAGAACCTTTTCGGCCGGTTTTATGCTCACGGGACCAGGACTCAGTTCTTCCATGACGCCCCTGTCCATGGGCAAAGGGTTGCCCTCAAGATCGAGCGCAAGCGCTTCAAATGCCGTGACTGTGGTGGCACTTTTGAGGAACCTCTTGATGTTATGCATCCCGACCACAACATGACAGATCGCCTTGCGAAGCTCATCACCAAGGAGTGCTTTCGGGACAAGTTCACTGACGTTGCCCGCAGGACAGGCGTCACCGAAAAGACCGTCCGCAACGTCTTCAGGGCGCACGTAGACAAGCTTACCAACAGCTATGAGTTCGAGACGCCGGAAGCCCTTGGCATTGACGAAATCCACATCAGAACATGCCGGTGCGTCCTCACTAACCTGAAAGAGAAGACCATCATCGAGATGCTCCCTGGAAGGACTCAGGCCGAGGTGACCGCGTTCCTGCTTACCCTCGACAGGAGTAAAGTCAAAAAGGTCAGCATTGACATGTGGAAGCCCTACCGCGCAGCTTGCGCCATAGCCTTCCCGAGCGCCGTTGTGGTGGTTGACAGGTTCCACGTCCAGAAGATGGCCAACGAGGTCATGACTCAAATCCGTGTCAAAGCCGTTGCGGAGCTGCCTAAGGCTCAGAGAACCCGCGTCAAGAAAGGTAAGTACCTTCTCCTTGCGAGAACCTTTGATTTGACAGAGCATCAGCAAAACGACCTCCTGGAGCTTGTTAGCCTCTGCCCCATACTGGGGGATGCCTTGGTTGCTAAAGAGCGCTTTATGGACATCTGGTGCGCTAAGACCAGGGCGGATGCCGAAAAGAAGTACGCTGAGTGGCAAAGCAGCCTCTCTGACGTGATTAAGCCCCACTTCAAGGCCATAACGACGGCCTTCAAGAACTGGCATAACGAAATCTTCAACTGGTGGGACCATGGCATCACCAACGCTTTCACTGAGTCACTTAACGGTAAAATCCGCGAGCTGCACCGCGCAGGCCGGGGGTACTCCTTTGAGGTCCTTAGAGCCAGAATCTTGTCTAAAGCTGGCTTGCACAAGATCAAGGCCATACCCCAGAAGTTCAACCGGAACGCCTTTGAGATGTGCGTCCCCGAGGACCCTTACATCAACTACGGGGTGGACATTTCCAAACTTCTTGAGATTCTGGAACTAGACATTGACTGACCCCGTTTCCACCGTACTTTCCGAATAGCCGAAGTATGTGTAACACAGTGCAGACGCAAATCTCACCCTCTGAGTAGATCAGCGGGGAGCCTTCTGCCATCTCTGCGCCTGTGAATACGGTGCGCTTCAACACCAACGTATCACCCACCCTGAAACCTCTGTCGTCCTTCCGAATCTCGAACGTCTTGTCTCCTGCCTGGACTTCGTCGAACACAAAGGGGTCAGTCTTCAATTCATGCCGCATCACTTCCTCCTTTTAGCTTGCCTTGGCAAGCGGTGCTAAATTCGTTAAACCTACTTGCACTCGCTTGATACGTTCATCAGTGTAGAATAATTTAGCTTCTGCCCATGGGATCATAGAGCCCTCGTTTCCGCCAGCCATCTTCATTGCCCACTGTTTGTGGCAGTGGCTGCACTCAACCAGTGCAGCCTGTTCAGATAATACGCTGATTGCAATTAGGTCGTGCCTATGTATCCTGCATGCAAGATCTTGGAATACTTTCCCGATCATCCCCCCACCGCCTTTAACGCCCCGACAGGGGCAAGATTCTCCACGACCCGAAGCGTGGTCCTTCCTAACTCGATGCAGTTCAGATCTATCTGCCAGCAGGGCTGCTGCGTCCCGCCGATGTAGGTGCCGCTCCCGAGAACCTTCCGCATGTCCGAGTTCTTCAGCGCGCCGACGGCGATCAGCTCGTTCTTCAGATCGGTGAAACTGCCGAAGGTGCGGTCCAGATACTTCCGCAGTTCGCTCCTGGAGATGAACAGTTTCCCCTGGTCTGCCTGGATACGAGCCACCAGCGCGCCGCGGGGCTCCCGCAGGATTGAAGCGATTTTCCCGTTGTCGCCGGTGGTGATGAGGACCCCGGCGGCGTTGGCGTCGAGGAACTGACCAAGCACGTCGATCTGCTCAGTGACGCAGGCGCTCTTAGCCTCGCGCATCTCAATGATCTGCCTGGTGAGCCAGTTGAGGACCGGAGTTACCTTAAACTCGATGAGCCCCAATTTCGCCGCGATCATGCCGCCGTAGACGGCGACGGCCGCCATGGCAGACCAGAACCTCTCGTCGGAGCGCGCGCCCGTCATGGTGTCGATCTTGCGCGTCAGAGCGTCGATCTTGTCGTGGTGCTCGTCCTGATGGTCCACCAGATACTGCACATAGACTGGCCCCGCCGTGCCGTAGTTGGCGTGGAACTGGCGATAGCAGGGGGTCGCCTGCTCGCGCCCGAAGGCGGCGATGGGGGCGCAGGGAATCTCCATGATGCGATTGATCTCCGCCGAGGCGTCCGACTTCAGGTTCGACAGCTTGTCGATGAGGGAGTGGTTCGACGAGCACAGAGCCACGGTGTTCCAGCTGTTAAGGACCGCCTTCTCCTGCGCGGAGCGGTTCAGACGTGCCTTGTCGCGCCCCTGGGTGACCCTGTAGAGGAGGTCGGAGAGTTCCGATCCGTCGATGTTCGAGATCTCGTCTAGATAGAGCGGCAGCGAGCCGTAAAGGCCTAGGCGGGACACCAGGGCGTTCGTCGTGTCATTCTTCAGCAGTATCAGCTTTTCCGGGTCTCCGTAGGCTGAAAGGGCGAACTCACCGATAAGGGTTTTGCCAATCCCTGAGCGACCGACAAGAGCAACCATAGCTCCAGCGAACCCGGTAAATCCCATAAGCGGTGCCCCGAAGGCGCCTGCAAGGAAAGCAAAAGCGAGGGGCTCCATACCGGGGAGGCTAAGATACTTCGTCGCGGCAACCCATTCATCGAGTTCTCCTTTTTGGTGGAAGCTCTTTGCCACTTCCGGAATGTTGCGAGCGAAGCCGGCGCTGGAATCCTCTTCGTCTTCCTTGTAGATGCGGTCACCCAGGATGAAGATCTTCTTTCCGCACTCCTTCTGCCAGCCCATCTGGGAGTGCAGGGTCGCGAGCGCGGCGCTCGCCTTCAGTTCTGAGAGATAACGGTCAATGTAGGCACACATGATCTGTCGTGACTCCTTTCCTGAGACCTGGACATGGTTATCCGCCAGGGTCATAAGTAATGTCTTCGGATCGTGCAGCAGGGATGACCTGAGTGGGAACTCCTTGTACTCCCCTGAGATAGGCATCTGGTGCCGGATGGTCACGGTCTCGTAGCCCAGCGTGGAGTCGAAGGCGACCTTGCAGGGGTAAAGGTCGTAGCCGTAGAACCTGACGGCGGCCGCACCCTCCTCCTCGAAGTAGAGCCCGCCGGCCGCGCGCTTGTAGCCGCGGGGAAGGAGGGAGACTTCTTCCTCGGTCGCCGTCTCCAGGATCTCCAGCTCAGGGCGCCCGAGAACGATAGGGGACTTGATCTTATTGGCCTGCGGGCAGGCGAGACATCCCTGCGGATTATCAGAGCCAAACTTGCTACAGGTCGTGGGGCCGGAGCCCGACTCAACGTGGTGTTCGATCTTCCCCTGCGTCACGGCGAAGGAGTACGCAGGATGCCCCTGAGACCACTCGTGAATGAGATCATCACCTTCTTCGCAGTGGCGCATAAGACCTATGCAGGCGTACCACAGCGGCTCAGAAACGTCACCTTTGGAGTCGCGCATCGATCTTAACTGCGCGCAGCGGTCAGCGACCCTGAGAGCGGAGGCCGGAGGACCGTCGATGCCGGCGGTGAAGTCGTCGTTGATGCCCTTGAAAGTCGTCGGCAGGGCGAGCGCTGGAGTCGTGAGCTTCTTCACCTTGGCGGACGCACCCAGGATCTCCGCGAAACGCTCCACCGACATGGACTCCATATCCTGAACGAGCTTCACCGCCTTCGGATTCGCAGGGTCCTTCCGATTGTTCGTGCCGACAGGGCGCAGCACGGAGGCACCGTCAGAAGTCCTCGACGGGTCGGCCTTGAAGCCATAGGCCTTGGCTACCTGCTTCAGGATATGTGCCAAGGCGCGCCACTTGTCAGAGGGCATGTCCTCATCCAGCGGCCAGTGGGCGTAAAGTCCGTTTCCCGATGACACGATGGCAGGGAAGGGCAGCGCAGTCTCGTGGCAGAAAGCGCGCAGAGCCTTCAGGGAGTCGATCTGGCTCGGGTAGGAGTTACTTGGGTCCTTGGCGAACTTCTCGGGGCCGGAGTCAAT